CATACGAGATTCAAGTGTGACTGGAGTTCAGACGTGTGCTCTTCCGATCTTTTTGTAACTCAGCTCTCAGCGCGATTACCATAAGCTTATAAATAGCTTGATTTGCTTTCGTGGTATATCGAGAGGAATATTTATCTAATAATTCAGTGATTTGCTTATCGTTTTGTCGATAAGCTTTACGAAGATCTTTTACATCCATGCAATGTAATTTTAAAATCACTGATGGACTAAGTTCTTCTAAGTCATTTAAATCCTTTCCCCCTAATTTTAGAGAATTAATTGCAGGATCATAATTAAAAAAGTTATCTATACAATAACTAATGGCTTTAACTAATTCTTTAGAACGTCCAAGTTTATTTGTCTGAGTCTTTATTTGTTTTTCAATGCGATTGCTTTGAAGTATTTTTTCAGATATTGCATTTTGCAAATCTTGGTTTCTAGCTACTGTATCAGCACATTCTTTTTTTAATTGCGCTGTCATTGATTTCACTTTATAGTAATCAAATCCTCCAATTTCAGAAAGCTTTTCGCGGAGTGCTGTTGTAGCATGCTGTAGATCTTGATTATTTCTGGCGAGAATTTGATTTTTTTGTTCTAATTCAGCAATCTGTGTTTTGAACTGTTTGATTTTGAAAATATCCCCTAATCCCATGTGTTTCTCCTTTGTTTGGAAAGCCCGTTCCTAAGCGCACCACACGCTGTACATTATAATCTCCTACGAGGCTATATCACATCATTTCAATTACTACCAGATTCGGAATGAAGTATATAATATAGTTATCAACGGTAGTATATACTCCATACTTATCACGGTAGCAGCTGATACATTCTTCCAGATATTCTTCTGTAACATCCAGAAAGTCTGCAATTTCATATTTATTTTGACATCCAGCATTGAATGCGTGGATGATTCCCATAAGTCCGATCAGGCGGTTATAGCCATGTAATCGGGCTTGACGTTCCTGTTTACGGTTTTGTACGGAATTTATATCTATAATATCACCAACGGATGTGTGGTGATGTCCAAGTTCTTCAGCCAGTGTACAGGCTTTTTGAACTGTATTCATATCTTTTCTGATTGCGACAGTACCGTCACAATACAATCCTTTTATTCGATCACTGTGAAATGTATAATCTATAACATCTATACCGTCCCCGCAGGCTTCGTCTTGTAAACATTCGTATGTGTTCATATGTATAACACCTCCCACTCAAGTATATCCGGTAAGCTGTCCAATAAATTACTTACCTCTTTTGCCTTTTACAAATTCAGCGAACTGACGGATTTCATCAAGTTCGTCTTCTGTATATTCATCACCGTCAAAGTGTGCGGCGAGAGTGGTTGGAGTATGATCTTCCCATCCCATAAGATAAGCCGGCGATATATTAAGTGCGTCAGCGATCTCCTCCAATTTATCTACAGGCATATTTTTTATATATCCGGTCTCATATCTTTGAAGCGTGGATTTACTAATACCCACTTTTTCGGAAAGAGTTTGATATGACATATTTAGTTCTTCACGCCTGGTTTTCATTCTTTTCATTATGTCTTGCATTTTCTCACTTATTTCTTTTTCGCTCATATCATTACCTCCGTATAATGTAATTATAAACTATTTTTTCATATTTGCAACATATAATTCAAAAATATTCAAAGAATGTTGCATATATGGGTTGACAATGCAAGATAATTGATGTAATATACAGATATCCCAAATATGCAACGAAAGGAAGTGAGAAAAATGACGTTTGATAAACTAAAGGGAAAGATGACGGAAGTACATATTTCACAGGCTAAATTATCTGAACACCTTGGTATTACAGTACAGTCATTGAATGCTAAGTTGAATGGGAGAAATCAATTTACACTGGAAGAGGTTGTTAAGATTACTGAATTTCTAAATTTGAAAGATCCAGTAGATATTTTTTTTGACCCAAGTGTCCCAAATATGCAACAAACTATAAGTAAACAATCGAAGTAGTGAGTAGGAGGTGGATATTTTGGAAGAAATGAAGAAAGAAATGGAGAAAATGAAAGACCAGATAAAGACATTAAAAACATCTTTACTGATCTTAAATATTGCATTCCTTATTGTGTCTACTTGTTTGTTGATTCGTTATTCTCAGATTCAGCAAGCTCTTTCTGATATTGTTCAATATTTGCAAGATGTGAATTTATTTCATCGACTGATTCTTGCAATTTATCAAGCTTCTCGACTGTTATAGCATCAGAAGCCTCAGTGTTTTCTAAAATTTCTGAAAGTATTTGAACTTCGGTTTGATGCAAAGCGAGTTGTTCCTGTTCTGTTGCCGAAGGTCGTAGAGTGAGGATTAGGGCGATGAGTGCAATAACTGTATTAAGCAGATTTAAAAATCTATCAAAGGTCATTTTTGAATGCTTAGAGTCAACAAGAGAAGTATCGGCTACATTATCAAAGTCAGAAATGATGGAGTTATTAATTATTACATATTCAGTATCTGAAGCAGAGTCTGGTTGAATTTCGGTTCTAGCGGACAGCATTTCTTTAATAGCATTTTTCCCGGCAGAAATTGTGGCGGGAGAAACTGAAGAACCAATGGAAGAAATTAGCGAGTCTAATGCTTGGTGAAGTTCCGGTGTAACTACAAAGTCAGATGCTAAATTCGATATCGAGGATAAAGAGGACTGAAAAATATCCAATGAAACTTTTAGAGAATTTGTACCAAGATTTTGTAATTGGGCAGCGGCACAGTCGGAGGCTAATCTGGATAACGCGGAATTTAAACCAGATAAATCCAGGTAAGAATTAGCTAAAGAATCATTCGCCATAATAAAACCTTCTTTCGTAATTTTATGAAAGAATTTTATCATAACATGAAAATATTTTCAATGTGTTTACAGCAGAGCTCAGAAAGATGCAACGTGACGAGAGCAGTAACGGAAATGTGGTGAGAAGAGTTGGACTGGACTACCTGTTTGCAACAGAAGAGTCAGAGAAAAGATAGGAAGAAAGGAGAAATATGAACGAATTACAAATTTCAATTCAGAAGAGTTCGGTGATATCCGAACAGTAACTATTGACAGTGAACCGTGGTTTGTTGGAAAAGATGTGGCGACAGCACTTGGTTATTCCAACCCGCAGAAAGCAGTTCGTGACCACGTATCCGAAGAGGATAGAGGGGTGAACGAAATGGACACCCCATCAGGAAGACAAAATTTAGCAATCATCAATGAATCTGGCTTATACGCATTAATCTTCGGTAGCAAGTTGGAATCAGCAAAGAGATTCAAACACTGGGTAACATCAGAGGTTCTTCCAGCAATTAGAAAAACAGGCGCTTATCATCAGCCAATGACCACCGATCAGAAGATCCAGTTACTTGCACAGGGTAATGTGGAACTAATAGAGAAAGTAAATTCCATTGACAAGGATTTACAGGAGTTCAAACAGGACATGCCGTTACTTGCCTTGGAGTGTCAGAGAATCACATGGGCAAAGAATAACAAGATTGTTCCACTGATGGGCGGAAAGAGTAGTCCAGCGTATCGGAACAGGAGCTTGCGAACCAAAGTTTACAAAGACCTTGATAAACAGCTCAAAAGAGAATTCGGCGTTGACACATACAAGGCAATCAAGAGAAATCAGTGCAACCTGGCAGTAAAGATTATCGAAGCGTACAAGCTCCCAATGTTTTTGAAAGAAGAGATTGACGCTGAAAATGCGCAGATGAGTTTTGAAGTGTAGGAGGGAATCAAGATGAAAACTATTATAAATCGAGAATACGCAGGAGAAAAAGAAGCTTTTGCTCCGCTTATTGGATTCAAGGTAGTAAGTGTGGAAGATGGACCCACTAATGGTGATTTTGGAGACATAACTGTTCTTACATTGGTAAATGAACATCATGTAGCTATTGATGTAACTATTTCGGATGAAGCTATTTGGATCAGTGAGCCACACGCAGTTAAGGATGATTTAAGTGCTATCAGTGATGAGGACGCAAAAGTGTAAGAAATGTGGTTGGGTTCCAGCGATTGAGTAGGTGGCGTGAGGGGTACTGATGAAGAGAGGTGAAAGCAATGAAGAAAAAGATTATCAATAAGAGAGTCAATGGAGATTCTGAAGAGCTGCACGCATTGAAAGGCTTTAAGGTCTTAGCTGTTGGCAACGGAACAATCGGAGAAGAGTGTGCGTTGAGAATCATGCTGATGAATGAGAACAACGTTGCTGTTGATTTAAGCATCACAGATGACGGAGCGTATCTCAGCGATTTCTACGCACTGACAGAGGACATGATCCCACGTACTTATGATGACTAGAGAGGTGAGAAGAGATGCCAAAATTAAAAATATCTGACAGGGAAAGGCAGAACAGAATACTTCTTGCAATCATTGAGTCAGGAAAGACTATGACAGCTATTGATACCCAGAAGCTTTCAAAACTGACCGGTATCCCGCCGAGCACTCTGTACCAAAGATTAAGTCAGCCGGACAACATCCGAATCAGTGAATTAAGAGAAATTCTAAGGGTGCTCAAAATCACTGATGAGGAAAAGGCAAAGATAGGCAGGGAAGTGATATGAGAGATTGTAGTTACTGCAAAAAGAGAAACAGATGCATGGAAAGAAGCAGATGTATTCCGTGTGCATCATTTCAGAAAGAAGGTGAGAAAAATGAATCAGATCGACATGATCGACATCCAAAGAAGAGCAATCCAGATAGTTGATATCAAGAGACAGCCAAGAAGAATTAAGAACAATTATAGAGAAGAAACAATGTCAGCTGTTATGACAGTAGTTGCGATGGGATTGGTAGTTGTCTTAGGAATCGCAACATGGGTTATCTTCGGATACTAAAAAAGAGTGCCATAGCAAAGGCGGCAACCTTCAGGCACTCGGCTATAAAACCAACTTAATAATAACATTTCAGAGAGGAGAAAGCAATGGGAGAAAAAACATTAGAGGTAAGTGTAGATAAATTTATAGAGCTGTGCAAGATAGATGCACGCATGGAAACACTTAAAGCTTACATTGAGAAAGCTGAGAAGAAGGGTGGATTCGTTGAACTTGATACTGTGAAACTCATCATAGGGGTGACGAAACATGAGAGTTTATAGAGGCATCGGACCGGAAGAAGGAACAATCGTAACAGAAGAGGAAGCATTTGATTATGCGTTGAAGCGTTGCCTGAAAGGAACAGAGGAAGACCAGGAAGAGTTTAGAAAAGAACTTGTTGAGTGGTTCTTCTCCGGCGACTGGATAGATGAAGAAAGGAGCGGATTGTAATGCCACTTGCAAGCTACAAAGAACTTAGAAATGTAGATATCAAGAAGTACTGTAAGAAAAGAGACGGGCTTGATTATCTCAACTGGGCAACATGTATCAACCTTTTGAGAAAGCATGGAGCAGACAAGGTTTACTGGGAACCAGTACCAGATCCAGTAACCGGTAGCAGCCTTAGAAAGACAGATGTAGAGTTCTCCGATAAGAATGGAAATAAAAACAGATGTTACGAGACACTGATAAAGGTTGTTATTGATGAGAACACGTACTTCATGCAGACACCCGTAATGAATGGAAGTAATCCGGTAAAGGATAATTCAATGACACAGCAGAGAGTATGGAACAGCATGTGCAGAGCATTTGTAAAGTGTGTTGCTATCCATACTGGACTAGGATTTGATCTGTGGCTGAAAGAAGAGAACTACAACGAACCATTCATTCCGGAAACATTAAAAAAACGTGCATCCGCTGCAAAAATCAAAACAATCAAGCAGATATGTACAAGTCACGGTGTCGATGGAGACGCTTGGGTTGCTGGAAACGGAAAGACTTGGGAAGAACTAACAGAGGAAGAAGCAGCCATGATGCTCAATGCATTGAAACAAAAGTATGGTGATGAGTAATGCAATTCACTGGCAAGTTAAAAGAACCAATTATTGACTTTGTAACGCACCGTCTGACCATTCTATTTGAGCCAAATGAGGACTTTCTTGAAGCCTATGAGGAATTGAAAGGCAAAGAAGTATTAAGCCTTGAAATCAAGCCATACAGGGAGAAGAGAAGCCTTGATGCTAATGCTTACTACTGGGTGCTACTCACAAAGCTTGCGAAACTGATGAACACATCTAATGCAGAAATGCATAATTTGATGCTGATCCATTACGGACAGCCGGAGATCATCGAGGGGAAGCCAATTTTCATGACAGTGCCGGATACAGAAGATGCAGAGCGAAAAGTAATGCAGTCAACAGAGTATCATCTGATGCCGACATCACAAGTAAGACAAGGTGTAGACGGTGTAATGTACAGGACTTACAAGCTTTTGAGAGGATCGAGCGCTTACAACACAGAAGAGATGGCAAGGCTTATTGATGGACTTATTACAAGCTGCAAAGAAGCCGGAATGACGGATGCTGCGATCGCTACACCGGATGAAAAGAGATTGCTGAAAGAAAGGTATGGTGTGGATATTGGCTAAACGATTGAAGAGCGTATTCACAGAAGATATGAACCACTGCTACTTTACTGGTTATCCATATCCACATATTCACCATATCTTCTATGGAAGCAGACGAAAACTATCAGAGAGATACGGATATGTGATTCCCTTAGCACCGTATTTACATGAATTTCAGAAGGGGAGCGTACATGACAATCCGAATCACGGACTGGACTTACAGCTTAAGCAGATGGCTCAGAGACATTTTGAAGAGCATATAGGAAGCAGAGAAGAGTTCAGAGAAGTATTTGGAAAGTCTTGGTTATAACTGGTATTAACCTAGCGGATAAGGTTGATATATAAACTCCTAATGGCTGACTGAAACAGTATGTCACAATCCTTAATCAGAGCCATGATGATTCATCTCCTCGGCTTTGTCCGAGGGGAGAAAGGAGACCGATGGAAACTATTAACATACTAGATTACATCCGTGTAGGTCATGACAATAGCATCACAAGAGCTGAGCTGTCTGATCTGACCGGAATAGATGATAGAACAATTAGAGACATGATCCATTACGCAAGGAGAGATATACCGATTCTCAACATGCAAGATGGAAGAGGGTACTTCATACCAGACATGAACATCTTAGAAGAAAGAATGATGTTGATGAAGTACATCAGACAAGAAGAAAGCCGGCTGAAGAGTATCGGCTGGGCACTAAAAACAGCAAGGCGAACAGCCAAGAACTGCAACATGGAGGTAGACAATGAACTCGAACCGAAAAGGGAAAGAAGGAGAAAGAGAATTAGCAAATCTGCTTAAAACACATGGATATGATTGCCGAAGAGGACAGCAGTTCTGCGGATCCAATGGAGATGCAGATGTAGTTGGTCTTCCTGGCATCCATATTGAGTGCAAGAGAGTAGAGAAGCTTAACATTGATACCGCTATGGAACAGTCCGAAAACGATGCGAGAGAGGGTGAAATACCTACTGTGATGCATCGAAAAAATCATAGATCTTGGTTGGTTACAATGAAGTTTGAAGATTGGATGGAAGTGTATGAAAGGGGATTACGTAAAGATTAACCGGTCACTTCTTGAATGGGGTTGGTACCAAGATAAAAACACTTGCAGATTGTTCATACACATGCTGTTAAAGGCTAACTGGAAGGACGGATTTTTCTTAGGAATAGAGATAAAAAGAGGTTCATTTGTGTCTTCTTTAGCCAAATTATCTGAGGAAACTAACCTCTCAGTTAGAGAAATAAGAACAGCACTAAAACACCTAGAATCGACAAGCGAAGTGACAAGCACAAAATACAACAAATTCACTGTATTTACAGTAAATAATTACTGTTCTTATCAATCAATCGACAGGCAAAGTGACAAGCAAGTGACAAGCAATCGACAAGCAAGTGACAAGCAAGTGACAACAATAGAAGAAAGGAAGAAAGGAAGAAGGGAAGAATATATAGATACTGACGTATCTATAATGCAGCATAGCATTTCAGCAATCATCGATGCGTGGAATCAGCTAGAGCCTTACGGAATCAAAATGATTTACCGGATCAATCAAGGCTCTAAACGATACACTTCACTGACCAAACTCATTAACCAATTCGGAGAAGAGAAAGTGATTGATGGAATTGCTAAGGTCAAGGTAAGTGAATTTCTTCAAGGGAAGACAGATGCAAGATTCTCACTGAACTTTGACTGGTTCATCAATCCGGACAACTTCGAAAAGATTCTTGATGGCAAGTACACAGAGAAGTTCAAGAAGCCAACGAAGAACAATAACAACTTTGAGCGAAGACAGTATGACATGGATGATTTGGAGAGCAAGCTACTTGGAAGGTGATTAAGAATGGCAGAGGAAAAAAGTGGCTGGGCGGTATGCTCAGTCTGTGGAAAAGAATTTGAGATAGTCGGCAATCGGAAGAAGTGCTGTAGCAAGGCTTGCGGAGAAGAAAGAAGCCGGAGACAGTGCTGCGAGAGAGGAAAGGCAAGATACAGAGCCTTGAGTCCTGAACAGAAAAAGGAACTGGCAATGAAACGAAAGCAAGCCAAACCGAAGAAAGTAAAAGGCGCAAAAGAACCGAAGTATCGAAGCGAATTAGTAAGAGTCGCAGCTGAAGCAAAGCAGCATGGTATGAGCTACGGAGAATATGTTGCGAAAAGCGAAAGGAGAAGAGATGGGGAAAACGATTGATGCAGAAGAGTTTCTTTCATGGCTGAATGAAGCTGAGGAAGAACTAAAGGGAGAAAGAGCGGATGAGCTGAACCCTGATCGAAAGGATGAAGGAATCCTACTGACAACCGAGAATGTCAGAAAGTATGTCGAGAAGATGTGCAAGATTGATGATGCCGATGAGAATCGTAGATGGATTCCGGTAACGGAAAGACTCCCGGAAGATGAAAGTGATGTCCTTACAACAATCGCATCCAAGAGCGGTAATGGATACAGAGAATACAGTGTTGGATGTTACATCAAGGTATTTGATGAGGATGAGGAAAAGCACTGGCTTGACAGACAGTATGGATACCTTGAGTGGGATAGATATTCAAATGGACACGGTGGATGCTCACTGTACAGAGTGGCAGCATGGATGCCGATTCCGAATCTGTACAAGGGATAAAGACCATGAACAGACAAGAAAAAGAGGATCAGGCGCAGATTGAGTACCTGAGACGATGGAAAGAGAAGAAACAGAAGAGAAAGAATCTGTCAGAAAAACTGAGAAAGAGAGGCACGAAATGAAATACAAAGTTGGAGACAAGGTAAAAGTTAGAAGTGACTTAAAAACATCGGTGTTGTATGGCAGTTTATACGCAGTTGCTGAAATGATAAAGAAAAAGATTGTAACGATTACATACGTGTATGATGGTTGCTACAAAGTTGTAGAAGATGACTATGCGTGGACAGATGAAATGCTTGAGGGATTAGTAGAGGACGAACTGACAGCGGAAGAAGCAATTATACTTAGAGGCGAAATGTGCGAGGGAAGGAGTTGCAGTCGTTGCAAGCTGAGTGCCTATAACAATGGCACGGGTATTACCTGTAATGAATTAGCGGTAAAACATCCTGAACGATATATCGAAGTCCTCAAACAGTACAAGAAAGACCATGAAAAGAAAGAAATTGAAGTTGTGAAGAAAACCTGTTGCCTTGTAATAGACGAAAAAAGAACGGTTGTTCACGAAGAGGAAATTGACAGCAGTGATTCTTGCGAGAAAGTGCTGAAAAGATATTGCGAAGAGCATGACGGAAAGTTTTTTGCAATATGCGAAAGCAGATATGCGGTAAAGGAGTAAGTCATGAATATTGGAGAAAAGATAGATTACATGATTCAGTGTTTGAAAGTCGCAAAAGCTGAGTATGATTACATGGCTGATTACATTGCCAATGAACCGACTGAAAGGCAAGAGTTGTGGAAGTTCCTTGATACACACAGAAGTCCGAACAAAGCATTAATTAAGGACAACCTTAGAAATGTGGCAAGAATGGGATTCCAGCTTGCGAATGAGGCGAAATGATGGATGGACTAATTGTAAAAAAGAGATGGTTAAATCTTATCCTTAGTGGGAAGAAAACCATTGAAATAAGAGGTAGTAATACCAAGAAAATAGGACAGACGATCTATTTACTGGAAAGTGGGACAAACCTTGTAAAAGGCACATGCATTATAGACTCTACATATCCAATATCCTGTTCTGATTGGTCTGAGGAAAGAGAAAAACACTGTGTTGACATATCTTATTCAGAGTTGAAGAAAAGGTATAAAAGACCTCATGCGTGGGTACTGAGAAATGTGAAACTGATGGAAGAAGAATGGAAGTACGAACATCCAAAGGGTGCGATTATATGGGTAAAAGATGTAATGCCGGCATATGAACTGCAAACTGGATATATAGACGTAATTCTTAGAAACAATATGTAATTTACAGAAAGGAGTGCGGAGCTCCGGCCGGGCAAAGATATATCGGCTCCTTTCGAGAAGATGAAAACAGGAGTAAGTAAAGTATACACAGATAGACCGGATTATGCAGACTTTGATTCTCCGGCAAAATTTGAAGCAATTAAGAGTATTATCGCAAAAAGATTGAGGGAACATCCTAATGCTATTTGTTCCTACTCTGGCGGTGCTGATAGTGACATTATGATTGACCTGATTGAAAGGACGAGACGGATATTTGAACTTCCACCAATCAAATATGTGTTTTTCAACACTGGATTGGAAATGAAAGCAACAAAAGACCATGTGAAACATGTTGCTGAGAAATATGGCGTTGAGATTGAAGAAGTAAGACCGAAAATTAATATCGTGCAATCCACGAGAAAATACGGAATTCCATTCGTATCAAAGATTATGTCTGGAGGATTATCAGATTGGCAGAAAAAAGGAGTTCCACTGTCTATTGCTCAAGAGTACGACCAGGCAAAGGATAAGGCGGCAAAGAGAAAAGAACTGAAAGAAAGGTATCCGAAGTGTGAGAGTTTAATCAACTTTCTTTGTTGCTGCAATTCTAAAGGAGAACCAAGACCGAACATTCAGATAGTAATCAACTCTTCAAAGTATATGCGTGATTTTATTGAGGAATATCCACCGAATTTTATGATAAGTGCGAAATGTTGTGACTACTGCAAAAAGCAAATTGCTCATAAAGTTCAGAAATCATACGACATGGTGATAACTGGAGAGCGAAGAGATGAAGGTGGAATGAGATCAGTTCCAAGAAAGGATAATACAGCATTGTGCTTTACTGAGACTGCAAGCGGACAGTATCGTTTGAGACCTCTTTATTATGTATCTGACAAAGATAAGGAATGGTACAAAAACTATTACGGAATCAAGTATTCCGATGCTTATGAGGTATACGGACTGACAAGAACAGGATGTTGCGGTTGCCCTATATCATACAAAGCTGTGGATGATTTGGAGAAAATCAGACCTTACGAACCGAATGTAGTAAAAGCAGCATGGAACATTTTTGGCAGAAGCTATGAGTACAGAAAGAAATACAACGAGTACAAAAGTAAAAGGATGAAAGAAGAAAAATCTGGTATAGGACACATTAAAGGTCAAATGAGCATTGAGGATTTCCCGGAGGTGATGCCAGAATGAAAATAGAATTAACCGAGATAGACAGAAATTCTTTGAAAGTTGGAGATGTTGTTGGAGTGGCGAGAGGGATTCAATGTGGATGGCATTGGTTCCGACATGACAAGATTATTCCGGCGAAGATTGTAAAAATCACTCCGAAGAGGACAAAGCTTGTAACTGATAAATTCGGAGAACATGATAAATACGAAAAGTTCTATGAACTGAATGAGGACGCTGCACAAGAAACGATACTGGCAGAAGCTTTTAAGACACTTCACGATGGAATATACGAACTTGTAGAACTGCGAAGAAATGACCGTATACGAAGTATAAGTGATGAAGATGTCCTTGAATCATCAAAGCACATGAAAGCAATGATGAAGATTTTGGATAAATACAAGGAGTAGCAATGTTTGAAGAATTATATAAATTCATATCCAGATTGCATTACGGGATAAAGTTCATGCCGGAAAAGGATTTTTACGAGCTTTTATCTCGGTGCGACTGGGAGCAAAAGATGTATGCATTGTGCTTTAGATATTGGTAAACGTGGAGAAAAATCATGAGAGTACCTTGACAATTGAATATTGATGGTTGGAGTGGTATAATTTATAAAAAATTGCAGGAGAGTTTTATGGATTGGAATTTATTTTGGTCAGCATTTGGAGCGATAGGATCGACATTAGGGTCTTTTATTACGGCAATTGCATTGATTGTGGCAATAAAACAATATAAGCAGCCGCTAAAAAAAAGAATTGATGTGGATGTATACAAAATTTGTAATTGCATAGATAAGAATGAATTAGTAGATCTATATTGTGTATCAGTTAAAAACAGAGGAGTTCGGCCGATTACTATACAGAGTATTTGTGTTGAATTTGATAAGACGTCAATTATAATTGATAATTGGAAATATGAACGTACAGAAAATGTTAGATTACCATATCAATTAGAACAAGAAAAATTCAAGAATTTTTACTATGAAATGGCAGAATTTAAAAGTATTCTTTATCAAATTACTGATGGAAAGATACCAAATAAGAGTTCGAAATTTAAAATATTAGTGCTAGATTCGCTGGGAGAAAAATATACTTGTAAGAAAAAACATAAAATTAGTGAATTGTTTGAGGATAATTAAAGTTCTTGAGGGTTTGTCAAACTTATTAGAGATGTAATATCTACCAACCATCAATATTCGGTGGTTGGTATTTTTTTACGCTTTTTTAAGAAGAAAGGAACGAAACATAATGGCAAAGTTTAATATCGAAGTAGAACTGGACTGGGTAGACGAGGAAAGTGGATACACAATTGATGAAGAAATCAAAGAACAGGTTGTAAGTGGTGTGAAAGATGCACTTCTTAGGAAAGCAACAGATGAAGCAGTACAGAGAGTGGATAAGGCTATTGCAGATAAGATTCTTGAAGCAGAAGGAACGATTCAAGATACTGTAGACAAATTTGTCGAGACCGTATCGCAAGAAAAGATTGCAAATATCATGATGCCGACAAGAACAGGTTCATGGAGCAATGATGTAAAATACATTCCATTGTCTGAATATGTTGGAAAGAGATTTGAAGCATTTTCTAAGGAAAAAAGGTATGACAAACACGGAAATACTACCACCTATTCGAGTGAGCGAGAATTATCTATGGCTGAACTACTCACATGGCAATATCTTGAAAAAGAACTTGGTACAAAAGTAGAAAATATGATTGCTACTGCAAAAAGAGAAGTGGAAGAAAGTCTTGTGAAGTCACTGGAACAGAAATTAAAAGAAAATCTTGCGAAAGAAACGATCGAGAGAATGAATATCCCTGATGTTTTGAAGAGGTTCAGTGAGATGGCACTTGAAGATAAAGCTGAATAGATGGGCTGGAATGATGGAAGAGAAGATAGAAGCATCAGAAGAAGACGAAATGAAAGTTATTGTTGATAATGCAAAGCAGCTGAGCTATGAAGCGGATAAAGAGGGAATCACAGGATTTATGTACGGGGCAGCTGTCAGTATTCTTTCTAAATACTGGGAATACGGAGAATGTCTAAGAAAATGGCACAACAAAGATTATGGATATGACGGTAACGGCGTTGTAAATCCGGAAGTGTGTAACAAGTATGAGAGAGGAAACAGAAATGAGACTAAAACCAGTAGTAAAGGCAAGTGAGTTCGTGAGATTCGGATTCAAGCCTTGCCGAGGACTTCCGAAAAGCGCAGAGAGTTACTATCTCTGCGTGAAGAACGGACACAGAGTGATGTTTGTGGACGGTAAGCATTTTACTGAAACTGAGTGGCCGATCAAAGATGCAAGGATACACAAGAATCCAAACTGTAAATTCAGCGACAAGCGGACTGCAACCGAGATTGAGTGTGAGTTGGTTGTGAATGGCTTGCTGGAAGAGGTGAAGGAATGAAAGAGAGATTAACAACATACCACTGTGGAAAAGCAGTGATTAAGGACAAGAATAAGCTGTCAGAAGCTATTGAGAAGTTAGCTGAGTTTGAGGAAAAAGAAAAATGTGGAGAATGGCTTGATGCTATCGAACTTGCGAAAATTGCTATTGCACTGCAAAGTCAGAAGTGGATTCCAGTGAGTGAGAGGTTGCCGGAGGATAACACGGATGTAATTGTATGTTTTTACAGCGGAATAGTAACAGAAATGAGATATTGGGAAAATGGAAACTTTCAAGGAATCTATGAACATACGACAAAATCAATTGTTGCCTGGATGCCACTACCGAAGCCGTACAAAGGAGAATGATTATGAGCAGATTAATTGATGCGGATTTACTGATGAGAAAATGCGAGAAATGGTTAAAACCGAAAGCGCCAGACGAAGATGAAATGGTTTCGGTGGCAGATATTGCGGTATCCACGCTTATGGAAATAGAAGAACAGCCGACAGCGTTTGATGTGGAGAAAGTTGTAAAAGAACTTGAAGATTTGAAGACGCGCTACTTTCTGACAATAGCAAATACAGGTGATGCAGATAAGGGTTGTGCTTATCTTAATATTGCAAATGTCATTGATAAAGCCATTGAAATTGTTAAGCGAGGTGGAGTAGATGAAAAATAAAGAGCAGACAAATGCTTGTTACGGTTGCTTCGGAGCTGCAAATGGTGATTGTGATGAGTGCGCTAAGGATTGGGGTGATGAACAGTGAAAAGAAGTACAGACACACGCTGGAGTCCTGCGGAAATCCAGCAGAACCAAAAAGAACATTATGCTGATATGGCAGAACATCCGCCTGACCGGAAGGAAAGCGAGAAGTTTCATCGGCCAGCATACCAGGCAGGAAAGCTGATTGAAGCACAGGGGCAGCAGTTGTGGCATGGAGATGTAGCAGAATACTTGGCGAGAAAGTACAAGATAGGAGATGATGCCAATGGAGAAGAGACTGGAAGAGAACAATGTGAAGAACGAGAACAACCGGAAAAAAGAGTATCTGAGAGGATACAGAGCCAACAGAAGACGAATCAGCAGAATTGACGATGAGGTGAGAGAACTCAGGGAGCTTGCAGAATCTACGAAAGCAACAGACTATTCAGGAATGCCTCATGGTAGTGGAAATCAGAAAGATTTGTCAGACGAGCTGGCAAGAATAGATTCACTGGAGAAAAAACTTGAGACGGAAAAGAGCAAATGTATCGAATCGTATATATCCATTGAGAATCAGATTAAGACAGTGAAGAATGAAGACGAGAACGATGTACTGTTTTACAGATACATTAAGGGATTGCGTTTTTGGGAAATCGCTGAAAAGATGGATTGCACAGAACAGTGGGTTCATAAGTTGCATGGGAGAGCATTAGGACGTTTAAAAATACCAAAATAATTTATTATAGTTTATTGAAGTTTAGTATAGATGTGTGAGAGAATTACAATGAGCCTGAGGCGGAAAGCTGATGGCTCGTCCTTCTGTATGTACAACCCAAGAGAGATACCTGCACAGGGATGTGTGGGTGTTTTTCTGTTGAAATATGTCGAGAAATGGAATATAGTAAAATTGTGGTGAAATAAAGGATAGGTCCTCATGGAACAGGAGGATATATGTGTTATATATTGTTTTCATTAATACCAATGGGTATAGTTATGATAGTGGCAAAAATTCTATGGCCGGGTACTATAATTAAGCAAATGCCAGCTATAAAAGTAATAGTCTATAGTGGAATATTAATTCTTACAATAATAGATATTGCACTTGAAACTTCTGGCTCGAGGCAAGGTTTAGCAGCGGCTGTCATATTATCAGCACTTTTTGAAATTATATCTAATTTTGAGGAATTTATAACAAAATCAAGATATAAAAAGGACAAGAGAAAAAATAAAAAAGAATATAAAGTTACTGTTGAAGAAATTTTTAATGAAGAACAATAGACAATTGTAGCACCCTTCGGGGTGCTTTTCTAATACTCAAAACCCGGACCATTAGTTCAGTGGTAGAACATTCGCCTCATAAGCGATATGTCGTAGGTTCGATTCCTACATGGTCCATCAACAATAAACAGGAATGGAAGGTGGTGAAGTGGCAGGTTATGAAAACATAAGAGATAAAGGATTTAATAAGCGAAGTACGGAGGAACTACGGGAGATACAATCTCGTGGAGGGAAAAGAAGCGGCGAGGTCAGACGCAGGAAGGCAGACTTCCGGAAGACGTTGAACCTGCTGCTTACTGCGGAAATAGATAATGAAGAATGGAAGCCGGTTTTAGAGTCGCTTGGTGTTGAGTGTACTCTGGAATCGGCTTTGCTTATGGCTCAGATCAAGGAGGCAATGCGGGGAAATACAAAGGCTGCATATTTTGTTGCCCAGTATGCTGGACAGAATGCACAGACTGCTGCGGATGATAAAGAACAGCAACGCAGGACAGAACGGATGGAAGCTGATACAGAGAAAATTCGTAGAAGCTCTGGAAATTCCGAGAATGTGGATGAAGGAGTAGAGATTATAAATGACGCACCAGAAGAAACAAGTCAGGATATCGGATATAGTGATTCCGAAGTATCTGCCGATATTCAATAACCGAAGTATCAAGCATATCATCCTGACGTCTGGTCGTGCCGGGACGAAATCCAGCTATGCAGCCATCCGGTCAGATTATCAACTTGTATCAGATGCCAATGGCTCTGTGGTTGTGCTGCGTAAGCATCATAACAAGCTGCGGAAAACAGTTTACAAGGAGATGCTCCGAGGAATCAACCGTTTGGAGATTCCGAAAAGTAAGTTCCGGATTACAAAGTCTCCAATGGAGATCACTTATAAGAAGTATGGAACAACGATGTATTTTGCCGGATCAGATGGCATTGATGATACGAAAGGTATTATTGATGAGGATAAGCCAATCAAGTTGGTTGTGCTAGACGAGTTGACAGAATTCTTTGATGACGGTGAGGGAGAGGATGAGTTAAGTAATATCGAAGCTACTTTCGTTCGTGGAAATAAAGGTGGTTTCCAAATGATTTATTTGTATAACCCGCCGAAGAATCCGAATGCACCGATTAACCAGTGGTGTAAGAAGATGGAAAAACGTCCTGACTGCGTACATATCCATACAGATTACAGAGATGTACCTGCTGCCTGGCTGGGACCTGATCTGATTGCTTCTGCCAAGGCAATGGAGGTTGCTGATCCGAAAATGTACAGATGGGTATGGCTTGGAGAATCAGTTGGTGTTGATGAACTGATTTATTATATGTTTGGAGAAAGGCACAGAAAGAAGCCAGCTTCAGATAGAAGATATGACAGAATTTATATTGGCGGTGACTATGGCCAACAGAATGCGACAACATTTCAAGCATTTGGCCTTGATACTTACAGAAAACAGTTTCCGGGATTAGGAGAGTATTATCATAGTGGGCGAGAGACAGGGAAGCAGAAAAGTCCGTCTGAGTATGCACAGGATCTTGTTGAGTTCATGGATGAATTACATGAACAATATGATAACCGACTCTTTTATATTTTCCTGGATCCATCGGCAAAAGGATTGGCAGAAGAAATAAAGAGAGCAACCAGGAAAAGTGTGGACTATCAGGTGTTTCTTCGCGATGCAGAGAATGATGTAGCATTAGGCATCAGCCGTGTACAAAAGGTTTTGGTATTTGACATCATGTCTATTGCTCCAAAGCAAGAAAATGCAGTAAATGAGTTCGGGGTATATGAATACGATAAGAAATCAATTGAAAAAGGGAAAGAAGTTCCTGTAAAAGAGAATGATCACTGTATGGATGCGATTCGTTATGCAGTGATGGGAGCATGGAGCAAGATGAAATACTGGTTGCCATCAGATGATTTGACAAAGGAGATTGATATTTGCGATTTCGGCAGCAGGGAGGTGAGAGAAGACGATGAATATATTTAATTATTTCAGAAAAAAAGGAATTGATACAGTAGATGCTTCGTTTTACCGGAAGATCGATGAGTGGACCGGTTGGTACAATTCGAATGTAAGACAGTTTAGTACTTATAAAGTATATTCTGGTCGAGGTACCAGTAAACGATGCCGGAGAAAAAGTATGGGAATGGCAAAGAAGCTTTCAGAGGATATTGCAGATTTGTTGCTTAATGAACGAGTGATGATCACGTTGGAGGATGAGCCGACGCAGGAGTTTGTGCAGCGGGTGCTTGATAATAACAGTTTCTTGGTTATGGGAAACGATTATCAGGAACGGAAAGCTTATTCAGGAACAGTAGCATATATCCCATATCTTTACAATGCCATCATTCGAGAAGATGGAACAATAGCTGATGGGAAAATCGGAATCAATTATGTAGATGCCAAGAACATCTATCCTGTAAGCTGGAATAATGGGATGGTTACGGAGTGCATTTTTACATTTGTTTATACGATTCTGCAAAAGAAATATGTACAGATCCAATTCCATAGAACTGAAGAAAACGGGATGTATGTGATAGAAAATAGCGTTTTGGAATGCACGAAAGGAAGCACAGAAGGACGTGAACTGACTGAGCAGGAATGGAAGCAGCTGAAACCATTTGCTAACATGGCTGCAAGGACAGAAACAGGATCATTAGAACCACAGTTTGTAATTGACAGGTTAAATATTACAAATAATGCTGCAGAATGTAATCCGATGGGGATAGCTATATTCGCTAATTCAATTGATGTATTGAAAAAGTTGGATATGGAATACGATTCTTATTGTAATGAGTTTGATTTGGGGCGAAAAAGAATTTTTGTAGCTCCTGAAATGCTGTCCGATATTGATGGGACACCCGTTTTTGATCCAGAGGATAGTGTTTTCTATTCTCTTCCGGAAGATTACGATAAGAGCAAGACAGGATTAATCAAGGAAGTAGACATGAGTCTTCGAATTGATGAGCACAGCAAAGCAATTAATGATGATTTGAATTATTTATCATTAAAATGCGGATTTGGAACGGAAAGATATCGGTTTGATGGTGCTGGTGCAAAGACTGCTACAGAGATTATATCCGAGAATTCCGATATGTACCGGATGCTGAAAAAACATGAAATCATTTTGGAAGATGTATTGAAGCAATTGATTCGGATTATTATTCGACTTGGAATTGTGACAGGGAACGCGTTGGATATAAATACAGACATTGTAATTGATTTTGATGATTCTATTATCGAAGATAAGGGCTCAGAACGTCAGCAGGATCGTCAGGACGTAAGCATGGGAGTGATGCGTCATGAAGAATACCGTGCGAAATGGTATGGTGAGACAGAGGAACAGGCGAAGAAAAATCTTCCGGAGCAGAATCAGGTGATGGAATAATATGCGAGATGATTACAAGAATCAGATGGCCAGTAAGATTGCTGGAAGATATCAAGATTTAGAACTCCGAATTATGAAGGATATTGTCCGGCGAATCAAGAAAACCGGAAAGATTACAAGCACAGCAGACTGGCAGATTAACAGATTACTTATTTTGGGTTATTCTTCAGAAGACATTGAAAAGGAAATTAAGAAAACGCTCGATGCTTCTTATCCAGAAATGTTTGAGTTGTATGATAAGGTAATTGATTGGGAATATGTCAGGAATAAGGACATATATGAACAAATCAACGTAGAGCATATACCATTTGACCAGAACGAGCAACTTAAGCAGATTACAGATGCAATTATTGATCAAAGTTTTGCATATTTGGAAAATATAACAAATTCGCTTGGTTTTTACTTAGATTATGGAGATGGTAAAAAGGTTATAACACCGCTGGCGCAGGTTTATACAAATTATCTTGATTCAGCATGTTTCGATATTGTAACCGGAGCATTCGATTACAACAGTGTGTTGCGTAGAGTTGTGACTCAGCTCACCAATAGCGGACTTCGACAGATCGATTATTCCTCCGGAAGAGCCAATCGGGTTGATGTAGCTGCAAGGAGAGCTGTCATGACCGGCGTTGCAAAGCTTACGCATAAGATAACCGAATATCATATGGAACAGCTCGGTTGTGAATATGTGGAAGTAAGTTGGCACGCTGGAGCGAGACCTTCACATTCTGTATGGCAGGGAAAAGTTTACAAATGGAATAAATAGTACTTGACTTCTGTACGTACATAAGTTAATATATTTGTACGGACAAAAGTGAGGTGATAAAATGAGCCCGAGAACAGGAAGACCAACAGATGAACCTAAGACGAAACGAATGGAAGTGAGATTGTCTGTACTAGACGATATAAAGTTAGAATATTGTCGTGAGACACTAGGGTTAAATAAGACAGAGGTGGTAAAAAAAGGTATAGACATGGTTTATCAGCAGGCAGTAAATTTAACAAAAAAATAAAACAGTCGTAGCACCGACCAAAGCACAAACGACTGTTTAGGTTAGAAGTTTCCTTCTGTAAATATTATAATGCAGAATGGAACTTCTTTCAACACGAATTTTGAAAGGAGTTTTTATTATGGCGAGAGTCAAGAATACAATGAATGTGATACAAAACACAGAAATTAATACGTATTATGATGCTTCTGTTTTAAATTTCCAAGAGATAAAGAGAAACAGCAAAGGAATTTTTGATTTAATTCATAATAGTTTTACTTTTGGATACGCACAAGGAATGAAAGCTGCCAAAGCTGAAATCCAGCGGGGTGGGTATAACACATGGGAAAAGCAATAGATTTAACTGGGCAGAAATTTGGAAGATTAACAGTTCTGAAACGTGCGGAAAACTATATTTCGCCTAATGGAGGAAAAAGAGCTCAGTGGTTGTGTAAATGTGAATGTGGAAAAGAAGTAGTTGTTTTGGGTAAGAATCTTAGAAAAGGATTAACGAGATCTTGCGGTTGTTTTCAAAAGGAACGATTATCTGAAATAAGTACAGTACATAAAGCAACAGGCACTCGGTTACATAATGAATGGCGCGCAATGAAGGCCAGATGTAACATACCTTCTTGCAGTAATTATGAATATTATGGCGGAAGAGGAATAAAGGTGTGCGATGAATGGATAAATGATTTTGAGGCGTTTAAACAGTGGGCGATAAAAAATGGTTATGCAGATAAATTAACAATAGACCGCATAGATGTAAACGGAGATTATTGTCCTGAAAATTGCAGGTGGATTTCTTTTCAAGAGAATTGTTGGAATCGAGATAAAAAGCCGAGAAAGACAAATACATCAGGTTATCCAGGAGTTATGTGGAGAAAAGATTCGGAAAAATGGAGAGCTTATATTACTGTAGATAAAAAACGTATTAATTTAGGGACATACGATAGAATAGAAGAAGCACTTGAAGCAAGAAAAACAGCGGAAGAAAAATATTGGAAATAAAGCAGAGGGAGCCAAAAGGCTCCTTTTGTTGTGGAGGGGGTGATGCGAGCATGGCAGATTATCCAGACTTTGTCAGTAGCACAGGTTATGGAACCGGTGAAGGATTAGGCGGTTGGAACTGCTACCATTGACACGAGTATTATCCGTTCTTTCCTGGTATATCTGAGCGTAATTGGTCTGATGATTGGTTGGATGCAAAGAATGAGGAAGAGGCAGAACCTAAGATATTTGCAGGCAAGAAATATACTCTGTATGAAGCAAAGCAGAGACAGCGTCAGATGGAAACAGCAATGCGAGCACAGCGCGAAAAAGTACAGCTGCTGCAGCATGGGGGCGCGGATCCGCAGGAAGTGATGCTTATGAAAGCAAAATACCAAGGTCAGCTTAATGAATATGCTAAATTTTCTAAAAAGATGAAACTGGAACAAGAACGTGAGAGAATATATCTTGATATGCGCGGAAGAATAGCGACTAATTCAAAACAACAGAATTCTATGTTTCCACCGGAGATGATTCAAAATGCATCAAGTGATATTGCTCAGTATAAGAAATACAAGGAAATTCTGGGAGATTCTATCGGATCACTTGTAAAGTTTGGTCAGTTAAAATATAATGATAGTGAGGAATGGGAAAAGGTTCAAAGTAAATTTTTCACATATCTTGAGATTGGCAAGAAAGATTGGTCTCAAGAGTTCAAGATTAAATCCGAACAAGCATATGATAGATTCAGAGAGCAAGGAGAGGAATTATCAGTTCATGCTTTGAGCCGATTGCCAAGATTGAATAAGCCAGGATATGAAGTGATTCACGAAAAAGATGTTCTCGAGCTGGTAAAAACAAAGCCGAATTATTCTGAAGGAGAAGAAAAAATAATTTGGTTCAGTCCAAGTAAACAGCTTGTAGTTATAAAAAATAAAAACTCTGGTGATATAGTTAGTATTATTCGGAGAAAAAACAAGAAGGAAGGATGGACAGATGCAGGTTTTTAGAAAATATATGAATTATATAAAGGATTTTCTTGAAAATACTCCAGAAGCTATATATGAGGCTTATATTAGGCTTCAAGATGGGTTAG